GACATCATCTCCCTGGGTACCGTAAAGGTACCTAAGGGGACGGATGTTTCAGAGTTTTCGTGGGACGGTGTATTTTTTGGAGCATCAAAGAAGAATGAGGCAATCGTCAAGACGAATGCCTGGAAAAGTCCAAATGAGTGTGTAAAAATTCTGAATGACTATATGTTGAATGAGACAGTGCTTACATTGATCGTAACGGAAACGTGGATAAACGTGGATGTTACGATTTCTTCATTTCAGCCGAGACCGGTTGGAGCGTATGGCAATGTCGAGTATTCCATTACGTTTGTTCAGAAGAAACCGCTGAAAATCTACAGTACAAATGAACTGAAAATTGCGGCGTTTGTAAGGAAAACGAAGCCGAGAGCCAGTTCATCATCGAGCGGAGGCAATTATACAGTAGTCTCCGGAGATACGCTGTGGGGCATCGCTTCAAAGAAACTGGGAAGCGGTACCAAGTGGACGACAATTTACGATGCAAACAAGGATACGATAGAGTCCACAGCAAAGAAACACGGAAAGAGCAGTTCAGATCACGGTCACTGGATATGGCCAGGAGAAGTTCTGACAATCCCAGGATAGGAGGCACGCTATGATTGATTTGGCGAAAATCCAGTACCGGGTCGTGGTTATGGACGAAAGTAAGAACCAGTACAACATCAAGGAGTACATCGAAAACCTCGGATGGGAAGAGAACGACGGCGAGTTATCCGTCAGAACCTCATTTGTGGCGAAGAATGATAAGACATCCAAGGGTTACCTGTCGAAGATAATCAAGCCTGGGCGCCTGGTCGGAGTATTCGCAACAGACGGTGCTTCCCAGGACGAGGAAGTAGCACGAGGGTACGTGGAAACGTGGAATCCGGTTGAAAAGAGCGGAGGACATACGCTGAAATGTACCTGCTACGACGAGCTTTACAAGCTACAGAAGAGCCAGGACAACAGATATTTCCCTTCCGGAACCGGCACAAAGTCGGCGATAGAAGGGATTCTTGATGATTGGGAGATACCGCAGGGATCATATCAAGGCCCGAATGCTTCACACGGCAAAACGGTGGAGAACAATAAGTATCTGTCAGACATCATCATCAATTTGCTGGACGATGCAGCAAAAAAAGGCGAAGAGCAGTGCTTTGTGCAGGCCAGGAAAGGTAAGACATCCGTTATTCCGAGAGGAAGCAATAAGACGGTGTATGTATTCCGGACAGATAACACGCAGATGTTCAGTCAGAGCATAAGCACAGCAGATATGATTACTAGGGTCAAGGTTGTAGGGAAGGCAGACGATGATGGGAGAACCAGTGTTGAAGCCACGGTAAACGGCGAGACAAAGTATGGTATCCGTCAGAGAATTTATACGAGAGGTAAAGATGAAAGCCTTGCGGACGCCAAATCTGCAGCACAGGAAATCTTAGACGACGAAGGAAAAATCAAAAAGGAGATTAAAGCACAGTCTCCGGACGTTCCGTTTGTCCGAAAAGGCGACCTGGTGTATGTAATGAGTGAGCTGGCCCAGTCGTATTACTACGTGAAAGGCATCCAGCACACGGCAGACACCTACAGCATGACAATGGATTTGGAACTTGCAGAGCCAAAGAAAGAAAAGGCAAGCTCCGAGAAAAAGAAAGATTACAATGTGGGCGACATCGTGAATTTCCATGGTGGAACCCATTATGTGAGCAGCTACCCAGGCTCAAAAGGCTATAACGCCAGGGCAGGAAAAGCAAAGATTACGATTAAGAACGGTTCCGGGAAAGCACACCCTTGGCATCTGATCCATACGGACAGTGGAAGCAACGTGTATGGGTGGGTTGACGACGGAACTTTTGATTAAAGGCAGGTGATACAGATGGATCAATTTGACGGACACCCAGGGACAGCGAAACTGGCGCAGGTGTTAGATAAGAGAACCTCGCAGAAAACAGAGTCTCCGCTGACTTTAGATTTTGGAGAAATCCAGGCAAACGGAAGTTTGAAAACGAACACATTCCCGGTGCCGATCCCGAAGGGAGACTACACGATCTGCAGACTGGCTGCAGGATTGACACTTTCAACTTCGGAACAGAGCTGGCTTGGCAAATCGCCGTCGGGCGTTCCTCTTCATAGCCACAGTGTAACGATACCCGCAGTGAAAGCGGGAGATCGAGTGCTGGTTGCCTGGATTCAGAGCGAAGCAGTCGTAATTGACGTGATCGAGAAATCATAAAGGAGGCGAGGCAAATGTCACAGCCACTATTTCCGGTTGTTGAGGTACCGGATTTTATCTCAGAGGACAGCCAGTACGACACTCAGTACAAAAGGAGTATGAAGTGGGACCCGGAACTGGGAGACTTCGTGAGAGATGGGGCGCACCGGATCAAGGAATGCGATGGCAAAGAAGCCTTCGCCATTTGGTGTTTTAAGATTGCACAGACAGAGCGGTACCGCTGTTTGGCGTACCCCGATTCAATCGGTACCGAGATGGAACGTGCCATGGATAACGACGATGAAAAAACTGTTGAGTCTATGGCAGAAAGAACAATCACAGATGCAATTATGGTAAATCCCCGGGCAGAAAATGTCCGGGATTTTCAATTTACCTGGGAAGGCGATCAGATGCACGTAACCTTCAAGGTAAAGGGCAGCAACTGGGATGAAGAAATAGAGATTAGCTTGTAAAGGAGGTGGAGAGTATGCAGCCGGGATTTAACAGACCGGAGTTCCTGGAAGGAAACTCAGCAGAGGAAATTCACGAGCGAATGATGAACAACCTGCCGGACGACATCGACGATATGCCGGGTGGTTTTCCGTATGATATGACGATGCCTGCAGCGTTGGAAAAAGACGAAATTATCAATTTCCATATCGTAAGGGCATTGATGATTTCTTTTCCGGAATACGCCTGGGATGAATGGTTAGACCTTCACGGTCGCCAGGTACATCTCACAAGACACGAAGCGGAACCGGCTTTTGGCTATGTGAAAATCACAGCCGCAGAAGGAACCGAGATTTTATCCGGAACGGTATTCTGTACGGCGGCAACCGAAACCGGCCCGTCGATTGAGTATGCCACCACAGAGGATGCGGTTGTTGGAGGCGAAGGAGCAGTGCTTATACCGGTATCAGCGGTTGAAGCAGGCACAGGTTCTAACGTAGCGGCGAATACGGTTGCCTTGATGATGGTACCCAATAAGAATGTGACCGAGATTAACAATCCGGAGCCTATTCGTGGCGGTACTGAGAGAGAGACAGACGATGATTTTTACGACAGGATCGCCGCAGAGTACGACAACAGCATGACCTACCTAGGGAATGATACGGACTATAAGAGATGGGCGAAGCAGGCAGGAGCAGGAGACGCGATAGTTATTCCTGCTTGGAACGGTCCTGGCACAGTGAAACTTGTGCTGGTAGATGGAAACGGAAAACCGGCCAATGCGAAGCTGGTGCAGGATGTGTATAACTACATCGTTTCTCCAAATGACAGGTCAGCAAGATTACTTCCTACCGGAACGGCAGAACTGACTTGTGTGGCAGCCACAACGGTTGCCGTAAATTATGTTATTACAGGGCTCAGCTACAATGAAACAACCAGCATTGAGCAAATCAAGGCAGACTTTACGGAAGCCGTGAGAGTGGTCTATGCGCAGGCGAAAATCGAAGGAGTTCTGAGATACAACGATGTAAGACCGCTGATTTCTGCAATCGCAGGAGTCGAGGACTTTGAAACATTCACAATGAATGGGAAAATGCAGAACATCACTCTAAAAAGCGAGGAGTACCCGGACACCGGTACCCTTAATTTTGGTTAGGGGGGTGTGAATGTGGAAAAGTTTGATTTAGAAAATTTCCCGGTCAGCGAGAGTGCGAAGAACATGATTGCCTCAGTGTCAGATGGCTTTTACGACAATTCCTATGTTGGAAAGTGGTTGTACGAGGTTATGGGCCAGGAGTATGACACGGCAAGAGAAATAGCTGAGGCTATTCTGAACCAGCTGTTTCCGGAAACTGCCACATGGGGACTGATGTACCACGAGATTAAGTGGGGACTGCCGGTGCGAGAAAATCTTCCATACGAGGAGAGACGACAGCTGATTTACCGGAAGAGAGACTATCGGGCGCCAATGACACCGTATCGGATGGAAGGGTACTTAAAAACCGCTACCGGGTTTGATGTACGAATTGCGGACATCAACGATCCGGGAGATTATGGTTTCGTGGCACCACACCCGAATGTGTTCAAAGCATATTTCATGGGCGAGGGAACGCTTGCGTCGAAGCGGGCGAGAGCCATGCTGAATGAGCTGAAACAGTCACACACGATGTTTATAATGAATGACCGAACCGAGATTGTATCAGACAATCGGAACTTAGAGGAGATGAATCTGAAAAAGATAATCTTCCCTATCGCAGAGTCGTTTTGGTATAGCAATCTGCTGGATGGAAGAAAACTGCTGGATGGTTCCAGCCTTCTTTATCCGTATATGAGATACAATCTGATGCTTGGTTTTAAGTATATGCTCGGTGGATTTACAACCCCGACGGACGCAGACCTGCAGAAGGTAAAATTCAAAACAGAACAGGAAACGGAAAACGATGTCAAGGCAGGAGCAATCCGGATAGCCTCGGACATCATTTTTTGGAATACGCACCTATTGGACGGTTCGTGGAATTTGGACGGCTCACACAGGCTCGATGTTACACGAGGCTATCAACTGGGCGTTGCAATCGTTGCGATGGTTGCCTTCGCCCATAACGAGGTCACAGGCTCAATGAAAGTAAGAAGCACATACGGCTTACGGTCAAGTTCGGATGCCAGGGCGGCATTCCGTTCGGAGTTTGAGGCTGATTTTTGGAACACTGTCTATTTGGACGGAAAACTGTTGCTCGACGGCAACGCTATGTTGGAGTACAGAGGCGGCAATAAACGACTTGAAGCTGCAGTTACGCATCACATGGGAATTGAAAGAGAAGATGCGGATGTGGAGGCACAGGTCATTACCAAAACAAGGAATTACTGGTTTCTTGATGGCAGCAATACGCTGGACGGAAAGAAGAACCTTAATTCAATTTATAGAAAGGAGTATATCCAATGAGTACAGAAAAGAGCAAAAACGTGGTAATCACAAAGAAAGCCAGGGAAAACCTGGTTAAGGCACGTGCCGGAGCCATCACGCTTCCGAAAATTATTGGCATGGCATTTGGCGAAGGCGGTGTAAACGGTTCCGGTGTAGTCATTGCACCGACCGAATCCCAGTCCAGGCTCAATAAGGAATTGTTTCGCAAAGCCATTGATGGTTATACATTCCCGAACGACACAACCTGCAGATACGAATGTACCCTTGCAGAGAGTGAACTTGCTGGAAAAGAAATCAGCGAAATCGGATTGTATGACACCAATGGTGACATTGTGTGTATCAAGACCTTTACCAGGAAGGGCAAAGATGATGACGTAGAGCAGACATACGTGCTTGACGACATCTTTTAGGAAGGAGGAACAACGTGAAAAGTTATAAGGTCAACGAAGAAGATGCAGTATTTTCGGAGTCTATCAATATCACAGAAACGACAGATACAAACCATGCCGATAATATCAATGCGGCTCCTAAAGAGATTTTTGAAAATACGGTAGCTCTTAATCGAGAGGTTAAGACAATAAAAAAGAATATGGAGGAAGAAAGCGGAGAATCTATAGGCTACAACAATGAAAGCAGCGGATTAAACGCTGAAAATCTCCAGGAGGCAGTGGACGAGCTGGCTGGGAAAGCAAATGCCTTGGAGAATGGTTATGATAACGCTGGCTATCATAACAGTGTTTTTCGAGGCAAATATCTTGGAACCTCAGTCACTGCAGAGCAGCACGCACAGATTGCTGCAGGAACATTCAAGAATTTGTACATCGGAGATTACTGGACCATAAACGGAGTAAATTGGAGAATTGCTCATTTTGATTATTGGTTAAGAACAGGAGACACAGAATGCACAAAGCATCATATTGTTGTCGTTCCAGACACAAATCTTTATACAGCAAGAATGAATGCGACCAATGTCACTACAGGAGGTTACTTTGGATCAGAAATGAAAACCACAAACCTTGCTCAGGCAGAAACAATTGTCAAGGCGGCATTTGGGGTAGATAAGATTTTGACAGTCAGAAGATTATTTGTAAATGCAGTAGCAAACGGTAAGCCGAGCAATGGATCATGGTATGACAGCACGGTGGACCTCATGACAGAGGGGATGGCATACGGAGCGAACTGGTTCACACCTGCCTGCGACGGAAGCACGGTTCCATATCTGTACACTACGGATTTCAAACAGCTTGCATTGTTTGCACTAGCACCGTCCTTTATCTGTAATAGAAACTGGTACTGGTTGCAGAACGTGGTCTCGGCCGCCTGCTTCGCCGGTGTCGGCGGCCATGGCGTTGCGGGCTGCGGCAACGCTTCCAGTGTCGGCGGCGTCCGCCCGGCTTCCGCTATCATATAATCAGACATCAAGGCGGCCTTGTTGCCGCCTTATAGCTTTATAGAGGAATAGAAAATGTCAGATGTAAAATACAGTAAAAGAAAGAAGTCAAGGTTAGAAGCACAGCACATGGCATACGCCATTCGTAAAAGGATAACAGTTGAACTAATGGCATCTTTTGCTTTGAGTCAAAAGAGAATAGAGGCTTACGTGGAATCTGCGACCAAAGGAATTGCGGATATTTCCGAAAGAGAAGTAACTGCGAAATTGCTGAGAGAGCTGACAATGGATAGAAATGTGTGGTTTATCACGAAGGAAAGAGATACCGTGCTGGATTTATGCCAGGGTATTTCGAGGCAACTCCGCATGGGAAATACAGTCTTTCCGGAATATTATTCGGAATTTATCGAAAGGAGACTTCAACTGGATAGAGCGATGGAATATTGCAATGCACTGCAGGATGAACTACAGTTTATTGCTGAAACGATACCTTGCGATAAGAACAAGTATATGAATATCGTGTTGGAACTTAACAAGCTATACAATTATATAAAATCGCTCAGAGCGTCTGACAATAAATTCCTTCCCAAAATTAAAAAGAATGAGGGTAACTTCTGTTCAGACTGCTCTTCGGTGGTCTCGGCCGCCTACTTCGCCAATGTCAACAGCAATGGCAATGCGAACTACAACAACGCTTCCAATGTCAACGGCGTCCGCCCGGATTTCACAAACCCACACGACAGGACATAGATTTCCTAGTGGGTCAATGCGAAAGGAGAGGTTATCCGTGAGCCAGTGATGGCTCTTAATACTGGCCTTGATGCTCCTGGTTACGACTTGGAGCTATATACGAGGTTTTATCAATGAACCTGTTTGAAGATGCCAATTATTTATACGATGCCGGCACAAAGGCAATGAATGGCAGTAAGTGGAAATACTCAACGCAACTATTTGAAATAAATCATTTGCTAGAAACAGCTGTTTTACAGAAAAAATTGACAGAAAAGGACTACCACCCAGGGCGGGGACAAAAGTTCAAAATTTGCGAAAGAGGAAAACCGAGGTATATCACAAGCAGTGATATGGTAGACAAAACTGTTTATCATACGCTGTCAGACGATGTTCTCGGACCGGCACTAAAGCCATATATCATACAAGAAAATACCGCCAGTCAGAAGGGAAAAGGTGTGGCGATGTTCCGTAGACAGTTGGAAAATGATCTCCGCAGGTATTACAGGGTTCACGGAACAAACAAAGGGTATATCCTGCTTACTGACTTCTCCGGTTATTATCCGAATATGAACCACGACATATGCAAAAAGCAATTATCCGAATTTTTGGATAAAAGCAAACTAGATGCGGAGACGATTACAACAGCCAAGTTTATAATAGACGGACTGTTTAAGACGTTCGAGACAGATGTATCGCGGTTTTCGGATGATGAAATTGAAAAAATGTACTATACAAAGATCGACCCGATGATGAATTGCGGGGTCGATCCCAAATTACTGACCGGTGAAAAAATGCTGAGAAAGGGGGTGGATATAGGCACACAGCCGTCGCAGGATATAGGCATCATACATCCGTATAAGATAGATAACTGCGCAAAGATTGTCTTTAGCATAGAAGGCTATGGAAGATATACGGATGATATAAGAGCTATTTCCGAAAGTAAGGAACGGCTCGAAAATTTGCTGGAAGCTATCAAAAAGTTAGCTGATGAAATAGGCTTGATACTAAACATGAGAAAGACAAGGATTGCCAGGATAGACAAGCCGTTCAGAATACTGCAGATTCAGTATTGGCTAACTGATACCGGAAGAGTGGTTAAGAAAATTAACCCAAAATCTGTTACAAGAGAACGGAAAAAGCTAAAGGCATATAAGAGGCAATTAGACTTGGGAAAAATTGATTTTGCAACAGTTGAAAACAGCTTCAAGTCGTGGATTGCCAGTAACTATAAAATCATGTCAAGACTGCAGATTGACAATATGTTTAAGCTATATTACAGCCTATTCGGAAGGAGGATAACATGGAAAAAGAAACATTCAAGATTACGCTGGCTGATGGAACAAGCATTGAAGGACTTACCCAAAACGGAAACAACTTCATAAGCGAGACAGAAATCGACGAGACAATCTTCGAGGACAACTGCTCCCCGATGACAGTCGAAAGTTCCGGAGGAAATGTAACCACATACGAGAATGGTGCATTTATCCAGCAGACGCATTACGAAGGCGTAGATGGATATTATCTCGCCTTTAGAGAAAAAACTGCAGAGGAAATCAAAATGGAAACGATGCAGTCTCAGATCGATTATCTCAGTATGATGACTGGAATTGAAATTTAGGAGGTAGCAAGCATGGCAAAAACAAAGCATAGTCCAAAGTATTCGGTTGTAAAGAAATATTACAACACATATAAGCCGGATGGGACAAGATTGTGGACCGACGAAATGGTCCATAACGCTGTTGACAAGGGATGGATAACAGCAGCGGAGTTTGAAGAAATCACTGGTGAGAAGTTTGAGACAACATGATACCCTACGCAGAATTTTACAACTATGACCGCCTGGAAAGCGCGGCCGTAGAGTTAGGCTTGCTCAATACCGAGGCAGACGAAGAGAATCTGCTGAACCTGCATAATCAGTTGGTGTGGCATCTGTACCGGTTCGATAAGAACCCACGTGCGGATGCCATTCTTTATGCAGTAATAGAGGCCATTTTGGGTGAAAAGGCGGCAGATATTACGGACGTACCGTGGGAACTACGGTGCGTTTGGGAAGGAGGTAAAAGAGCCAATGTCTTTGAATGAAATTCTTGCAAGTGGTGGAGCGCTACTGCTGTTCTTGACACTGGTGCAGATTACGCCCATCAAGGTAAATCCGTGGTCTGCAGTTGGAAAGATTATCAGAAACGGCATGAGAGCCATCGGAAAGTCGATGAATAAGGACGTTATGGATAAGCTGGAATCAGTGCAGAAAGAGTTAAAAGACCTGGGAGAAAAGCACAACAAGCTCGAAAGGCGTATGGATAAAGATGATGCGGACGAATGCCGTACAAGAATCCTGCGATTTGCCGACGAGTTGAGAAGGGATGTCAAACATTCCGAGGAGTTCTTCAATCAGATTTTGGATGATATTTCGGACTATGAGCGTTATTGCGCAGAGCATCCGGAATACAAGAACAGCAAAGCGGTAAATGCCATTGCCGAGATAGACAAAGTTTATCAGAAGTGCATGGAAAAAAATTCATTTTTATAACAGGAGGAAAAGAAACATGAAGAAAATTGATTGGGTTAGAAAACTCACAAGCAGAAAGTTGTGGACTGCGGTAGCGTCATTCGTATCTATGATGATCCTGGCTACTGGCGGTACGGACAACACAGCAACACAGGTTACAGCACTCATTATGGCAGGAGCGTCAGTGGTGGCATACATCATCGGCGAAGGCTTGACCGATTCAGCCAACATCGGCTCAAACAGTGAGGACGAGGAGTAATCTGAGAACATATTGTAAGCACAGGGCGGTCGAAAGACTGCCCTATTTTGTTAGGAGGAAGAACCATGAGTTTAGTAGTTGGAAGCGCAAGAATTGACGAGAACGGTCACATTTCGGGAGGAAAGCCGGGAGATCAGACTGGAAACGAGGTATCAACCCAGGCGTATTACGTCCATTCAAAAGGCTGGTACTGTCTGAGACCGAAGAGCACCACGGTAGCAAATGCCATTGCGGAAGCTATGCTGCAGGGATGCAGAAACAACAATATCGGATATTGTCAGGGGCACAGGAGCAATGTAATCGAACAGCTGAGAAAAGCCGGAAAGCTCGCAAAGATTTCTGCAAAAACAGAGGCAGACTGCAGTTCACTCGTGAGAGCGTGCTGCATCCAGGCTGGTTTTGATCCGGGAAATTTCAACACAGCGTCCGAAGTTTCGGCATTGAAAGCAACAGGACAGTTTATGGAACCGATTGCGGTAACTTCCAAAACTGAACTGTTCAACGGCGATGTGCTTGTCACAAAGACCAAAGGACATACAGTGGTTGTTGTTTCCGGAAATCCGAGACGTGTAAACGCCTATTACCCTAAGTATAAAGGGGCATCGGGTTCTATCATTACGGCGCTTGCTGCAGTGGGCGAGAAAGACACATCAAAGGCGCACCGGGCCAAGATTGCAGCCGCAAATGGAATTACAAATTACGCATATACCGCAGCGCAGAACACCAAGATGGTTAATCTTCTCAAAAAAGGAAAGTTAATCAAAGCGTAAGTTCTGAAAAGGTATCACATCGGGGTGGCTGAAAAGCTGCCCCTTATTTTGATTTAAGGAGGAGTTTTCTATGGAAAAACTATTTGGTATTGATATTTCACACTGGCAGGGAGATATGAGCATCGAGCAGGCCAGGAACGAAAGAGGAGTGAGATTTGCTATCATTAAAGCTGCAGGAGCAGATGATGGCAAGTACAAGGATAGCAAGTTTGAAAATTACTATGCACAGTGTAAGGCTATAGGACTTCCGGTAGGTGCATACTATTACGGTAATGCAAAGTCTGTTACGGAGGCAGAACAGGAGGCAGACCATTTCCTGTCAGTTATTGCAGGGAAGCAGTTTGAATATCCTATCTACTACGACGTAGAAGGTAAGATGCTTAACAATAGCAGAGGTGTCCTTACGGATATTGTAATTGCGTTCTGTGACAGGTGCGAAAAAGCCGGATATTTTGTCGGAGTATATACATCTGATTCGCATTTCCAGGCACACGTAGACGATGATCGCCTGCAGAGATTCACTCATTGGGTAGCGAGATATTCTTCAAATGAGCCGGTAACAGTTCACGATATTTGGCAGTACGGAGGAGAGCATAACTACATTGCTGACAAGACAATCTGCGGAAGAACTGTGGACCAGGATTTTTGCTATCGTGATTTTGAAACAGAAATCAAGAAGGCAGGACTCAACGGATTTTCTGCCAGCGCAGGAGATGAAACGAAGGAGCCGGAGGTTTCAGAACCGGAAGGCAGTACCCTCGATCTGCTCTACAGAACGATGAAAGACGAGTTCGGCGGTGGTGACGCAAGAAAGGCGGCTCTCGGTAGCAGATACAATGAAGTGCAGGATGTGATCAATCACATCGACAAAGCATCCGTGCAGGAGCTTGTAGACGAAGTGTGGGCCGGTAAGTACGGTGACGATGAAGTGAGAAGGACCATTCTTGGCAGTAGATGGCAGGAGGTCCAGGACGCAATCAACGCCGGAAATAAGAAGTATTACACCATTAAGAGCGGAGATACGCTTTCCGGCATTGCAGCGAAGTATGGAACTACAGTCAATGCGATTGCTCAGCTCAACGGCATTGAGAATCCGAACCTTATTATCGCAGGAGACACCATCAGAGTAAAATAACAGGAGGAAACGGTGGCATTATGAAAAACTACATCGGCGTGAAAATTGTAAAAGCTGAGCCGAAGGAGAAGAACGGAGTACCTGGGTATGCCGTGAAATATCCGGATGGTTATGTATCATGGAGTCCGAAGGAAACCTTTGAAAAGGCGTACCGTGAATTGGACTGCCAGGATTTCATCAATTCAGCAGAGTAAGCAAGGGAGCCTACGATCCGCAGGGGTTGTAGGCTCTTTTTTTATTGCAGAAAAGCGGAACAAGACCGCAGGTAAAATCAATATACAAAATAACCAAAATCAGACCGGGTATTTTGACGAAAAGTTCCCGAGACACGATAGGCGATTTTAGTACCTATCCTATGTCTAAAGACTAAAAGCCGGTATCGAACCGTGTACGAAGTCATAGAGCTATATGTTTTCAGAGGTGTAATTATCCACATTATCCACACGCATTTGTGGATAAAATACGCTTTTGAGAGTACGCAAATGAGCATATATTATTCTATCTCTAATATCTATTATCTAATCTCTAATATCTAGTAAAGAATCCTTGTAGAAACCTTAGAAGAAATCATGTAAGAAATCTTACAATGCACCAAGCAACCATGCGGGTTTACGGTCCTCGCAAATGAAAATAGGGAGTAATGCACCAGGTAGCGCAGATGATCCGGAAATTGCAGAAGTTCTCGTGAATGCGAAAACATTTTAGCAAAAACTCGTAAAATAGAAGTATATCTATTGACAAATACGCAAGTGCGAGTTATAATATAACCATAATCAAACAAAACAATTTGATTAAATCCGAAGGAAGGAGGAATTACCAGTTGGGTAAGAAAGGTAAGAAGAAAGACTTTTCCACAAAGGAAAAGGAACTACTTGAAATCGAAAACCTTAAATTACAGAAGAGAGAAAAGCAGGCCAGCATAATCTCCACCATAGTAATCATGATTGTGTCAGTGATTACGGCAATTCTGAAATGGTTAGGTTTGATTGATTAAGTAGTTCCCTTAACGGTCGGGAGGCAGCAACACCGCCTCTCAACTGTTAAGTCTATCATAAAGGAGGCTGATTTGGCAATGAAGAAATTAAGACAGTTCCTGCAGTCGGTATTGTTCATCAACTTTATGGTCGGCATATACGACGGTATGAGAGCGAAGAATTTGGTAGCAATTTTGATAAATGGAGTAGTGGTACTGGCATTGATCGCCGGAGAAAAGGAAGAGAGGTAAACGATATGAAGTGGGATGTAAAACACGATAGAGCAAAGAAGGTATTAAATCATTTCCTGGATAATGCAGGATATTGGACCGAGACAGAGAACTTGACAGAAGGACTTACCGAGGATGAAATCCAGGAGGTAAGCGCAGAGGTGGCAACGATGATTCAGAGTATTACAAAGAGATATAAGCTGGACGTTATGCTTCCTGCAGAGCCGGTAGTCAAGGAAGAACCGGTGTCCGAAGAGAAAGCCGAGGAACCGGTGGCTGAGGAACCTACAGAAGAGGTCAAGGAAGAAAAACCGGCCGAAAAGCCGAAGAGACGTGGCAGAAAGCCGAAGAAAGAGGAGGTTGCGTAGGATGGCATACGAGAGAAAAACAATCGACACTTGGGAGCTGCAGTTAAATTATGGGTACGGCTGGGAGTACACATTGACCGAATACACAAGGAAAGAAGCAAGGGAGAGACTGAAAGAATACAGAGAGAACCAGCCACAGTACCCGGCACGACTGGTTAAGAAGAGAGTTAGAAAGGAGGCGATTGCGTGAGCGCAGTAGCAAAGCTGACAACAGAGCAGATTGAGAACCTGGCAAAGGAGATTCGAGAGTTTCTGCTGGAACATGGGTTGTGGCAGGACGTTGATATCTACTTCAACGGAAAGAAGTACACGAGTTACGATCCGGAGAACGGAGAATATTATTACAACGACAGAGAGCATCTGATCGAAGTAGCAGACCAGCCGGAGAGACATTTTGAATATGTTAATCCGGAACACATTCTCAGCATGAGTTTTGAAGGGCCGGTATGCGAGATGCTGTACTACGGCATCCTTCCTTCAGTCAGAAGAGAATTTGACAAGATATTCGAGAGATACGGCTTGTACTATGAGTTCGGGCATCACTGGAATTTCAGTTGCTATTACATTTGAGAAAGGAGCAGGCACAATGAATATCGGAGTGGAAGTATTAAAGGAAAGCGTAATCAGAGTGCAGTCACAGTTAAACGACTGGATGGATTGCGTGTTTATTGTAAGCAAAGATGATGAAGAGAAGGCGAGAGAGGTATTAGAGAAAGCCTGGGACAGTTTTTGGAAAGATGGAGACGGTTGGTGCTACGGTAATTACCTGGAAGATAAGCTGGTAAATGCCGGTATTGCATTCGATGCGTACTACGCAGATGCGGAGGAATGAGGACATGGAAGAATACAAGGACATATCGAGAGGCTTGCAAATGCTTCTCGACAAGGCAGAAGAAATGGGGTGGAGCTGGGAAGCCTACATTGAGCCGGGCAGTAGAAGAACCTATGTTGAAATCGGGCAGTCGTCACCTGCAGGAGAAGATTTCTCTATGACGATTGATTTCGATGAAGAGAACCAGGCAGATAGTTTCAAGGACAGTTTGGAATCCTATTACGAAGATTTCGACATCGACGAGCATATTGAAATGCGGATAGAGGCCAAGAGAAGCGGAACGAGTGGAGTTCCTTCCACAAGGGAGCTTGTAAAGGATGCAGAAGCCATTGACGGTATGATATTGGAACTGTCGCAGACCTTGCAGAAAGTAAACATCCCGGTACTGGTTGGCAGTTACACGCCGCCGGATGAAAATGGAGAAGGCGAGAAGATCGTCCGTGAGTTCTACGGACAGGGACATATCTTCAAAGACGAAGATGCGTTTTACCACAGACCGGATGATCCGTGTTATATCCCGGAATTATCCGACACGGTGTACACGAGAAACAGCATCCTGCAGGAGTGCAACCAGCAGGACGATTTGGCAGAGGAAGTTTTCGAGGCATTGGACTGGCAGCACGTAAGTAGCCTGCTGGAAGATTGGCAGAGAAATGGGGAGTTAGATACCTGCAAAGAATGCGGGAAGATGTTTAACTGCTACGGAGTAACAAAGTGTCCGTACTGCGGGGCAGATTATGAAGGAGGCGATGAATAATGGGTTACACCTGGTTGGGAATGCGAAAGCTGACCTGGGAAGAAGTTCTGCAGAGACACGAGAAGGGCGAACTGGCCGGATGTTTCAGACTGTACGACGACAACAGCGAGGCTATGATCGACAGAGGCTATGACTTTGCAGGCGACATCCTGGCACACCACAAGAAAGGCGGTGAGTTCGGAGAAGAGATTGACACAGTAGACCTGGAACTGGCAGACGGAAAGAAAATAACAGCACCGGCGGTCGTGGACGTATCGGCACTCGGATGTATGGACGAGCTGGAATATGAGTTGTGGTACGTGATCGAGGACTACATGGTTCAGTTCGGTATCAGAACGCAGGACGATGAACCGGACTGGGCGACAGTCAAGGCGGTGCAGGATAGTATTTTTACAGCGTTTACAGACGCAGGCGTGAATTTTAAGTTTCTCAGTGATGAAAAACTCGGAGAGATAGAAAAAGCGATAAAAAAGAAGGAGAGCGAGTCATGGGCGGTAAAGAGAAAGAAAAACAGGTAACGGTAAGTGTAACATTGGAAATCGTACTTACCCAGGAAGATATTGACGACATTATGTGCGGAGCATTGGAGGGTGGCATCACTTACTGGTGTGATGAGGCAAAGGTTGTAGGCGATTATCTCGGAGAATATGGAAGCGAGCAGATCGCAAGAGGAGGAAAACTGAGATTACACCTGCCGGAACCGTTCGACAAGGACGAGACAGAGTATTACGAGCTGGACTTGGAGAAGTTCAAGAAAGGAGTAGAGCTGTGGGCGATTACACCGGTTGGCTGCAACTGCTTAGAGCAGATGGATGGCAAGATCAGATTCGACACCTGCAATGCAGACGCAATCGTGTGTGATGCGATCATCCAGTATGCACTATTCGGAACAGTGGTTTTTGGTTAAGGAGGCGAGACTATGGCAGCATTAGTGGTATTTGCGTTCTTGGTAATCATTGGAGTTGGAAACAGAAAGTAGGTGCAAGCAGTGAGTAAAGGAATAGTGACAGACTATCCGGAAATCTGTTTCATCTGCGGCAGACCGTCGGAAGCTGAGCATCATTTGGTGTTCGGTACCGCCGGTAGAGAACTGAGCGAGAAGGATGGATTGAAAGTGCCGGTATGCAACAACTGTCACAATATGGGAGAAATCCTAATGAGAATACACGGAAACCCAATGGCAGAGAGAATGTCAAAGATAATCGGACAGCTGGCCTGGGAAAAAGAATACGCCTTGCAGAAGGCAGATGAATTTGCAAGGATTATCGATGAAGGCAGGGAGGAAGGCGAAGTAAAACAGATTATCCATAAGGGAGGTAGAGAAACCTTCCGGAAGAGATATGGATGTTCGTATCTGTAGGAAGGAGAAACCAATGGAGTACATGAGAACGCAGGCAAGTATAGAGAAGTTTGTCATTATCACAATGAGAGATGGAAGAAAGAAATATGTTGGCCGGAGGTACAGTTTCAAGATGGACTACGGATACACAGTAAAGATAAACGAGGCAATGATGTTTGACACGGAGAAACTTGCTGAAAGAAAGATGGAGGAACTGAGAATCAAAGGACAGATAGGGAAAGTAGTTAAGAGCTATGAATTGAAAGAAATTTTTTGATAGGAGGCGACGGATGATATACACAGTATTTCCAAAGCAAGAAGGAGAAATGCCACAGGATTTTCCGACATACTTGGATGCACAAGAGTATGGAGATGAAGAATTTGGCAGAGGCAACTATACGATTGAATCAACCACAGGAGAGTGCGTATAGGCGAAAGGAGTAATTATGACATTCAGAGAAAATGCGGCGGTATTGGAAACATACCTACATAATATCCGGAACATCGAAGAGGTGCCACCTGGTCCTATGGAACTGGAAGCACTGGATGCGGCAATAGAGGTTATGAAAGCTGCAGTTGAAAATGTGGAGTACGGAGCATTCGCCTGGGACAAGCAGAGAGGTATGTTTGTTCAGATAGGCAGGCCAGTACCAGTAAAGCAGTTGTGTTTGAACCGGTACCAGGAAAGAGTAAGAAACGGAGAGATACCGAGCTGGATTGATCCGGAGAAGTTCAAGATTTTGGAGAGAACGGTCGCAGAGATTGCAGGCGACTGGAAGGAGGCAGAGGATGAATAAAACAGTAAATTTATTTGTGTTAGCTGGATGCTGGGAATGTCCGGACGATATTGGAGTAACTGTGGTTGCGATTTCCAGTGACGAGAAACAGCTGATTGATAGACTGGATCAGATAGCAGACACCCAGGCAAAGGAGTATGTGAGCATTGAAGGTAGCATTCTGATGGAAGAGCATACAGACACTAGGTACGAAATCAGCGGAGGTATCAGCGGCAACGCAAGGTTCTACATCACGGAAGAGCCTGCAGTAATCAACGAGGCACTTATGGGTGAGATCAGCAGAGCAATGAGTAAGAACGACAGAACAGAGGATGTAAAGAATTATCTGCAGGGGTTGTTTGAAAACGGAAACCTGGATGAAGAAAAATACGAGGAACTGGTAGACAGCGAAGGGTTCTTGCAGAAGGCAGTCGAATTATTCGATAAGATGGAGGATTGCAACACGCCGTTCAATACAACGATGGAGTTGGCGGTAGGCGAAGCAAGGAAGGAGATGGCAATATGAAGAATACATTAGGAGACTTGAATAACCACCTGTTCGCTCAGCTGGAAAAGCTGGGAGACGATGACCTTACAGGAGAAGAGCTGGAAAGCGAGTTGAAGAGAACTGATGCTATATGCGACATTAGCGAGCAGATCATCAAAAACGGAGAGCTACAGTACAAGGCGATGAAGCACATGGACGAGTATGGGTACGAAAGACAGAAGGCGGTTCCGGAAATGCTCGAAGTTCATGCGGGGGGGGGGCGAACCATAAATGAGAGGCTGGCCCGAAGAAGTGATCGCCTGGCTGCGTGATAATGTTCCAGGCAGAACCACAAAACAGGTTACAGAGCTGATAAATCAACAGGGGTTCGATAAGAAGTACGGAATGGTATTTTCCGATGCGGCGATAAAGGGTGCGAAGAACCGGTATGGCATAAAGAGCGGCACTACCGGCGGGGTTCCAAAAGGGTACTCACTAAAATATCCGGAGGGAATGGAAAGTTACATTCGGAGCATTGCGGTAGGAAAAAAGACAAAAGAGATTGCAGAACTGGTGTCAGCGCATTTCGGAATAGAGTTCAGTGAGAAACAGTGCAGGGCATACAAGAAGAACCATGACATTATCAGCGGTGTTGACTGCAGGTTTGATAAAGGACACGTTCCAGCCAACAAGGGAAAGCCAATGAGCCAGGAACAATATGAGAAGTGTAGGGCAACGATGTTTAAGAAAGGCGATGTCCCGGCAAACCACATGGAAGTAGGTGAGTACACGCATACGACAGACGGCTATCTTATCCGGAAGGTTAAAGAAGCCGGTTCACAATGGGAGAGGTTTGAGTTTGTTCATAGAGCAGCATGGGAAGAACGCAACGGACCAGTTCCCGAAGGTAAGATGGTATCGTTCCTGGACGGAAACAAGGACAACTGCGACATAGAAAACCTGGTACTGATCGACAATGCAGAGAACCTGGAAATGAACAGAAGCCGGTTAAGGTTCGCTGATCCGGAAAGAACAAAGACCGGCGTGCTGGTTGCAAAGGCAAGAGTAACAGTCAGACAGAAGAAAAGGAGAAAATAGATGGAGATTAAAGCGGCGAATGCAGAGGAGACGATCCGCTGCATCCTGGACGAAGAGAAAATGACCCAGCAGGATTTAGCGGACAGAATGGGGATTACGAGACAGAACATCAGCCAGTCTCTCAACCGAAACGCTAAGAGTATGAGATACGATAGTTTCTCAAAGATGGTAGCAGCTCTCGGTTACGAGATTGTTGTAAAAAAACTTTGACAAAATACGCAAATTAGAAGTAAACCTATTGACAAATACGCAGTTGCGAAGTATAATATATACATAATCAAACAATACTTAAAGCGATGGAGGTAGTCGGTATGAAGGTTTTTAGAATGGTAGATGTTGAGAAGATAGAAAAGATGCTTGCGGATGGAAAGACAGTGGTTGTAGAGTGGCACACGCCTTACGAAGCAGGCAACAAGGTAGAGACAGTTAAGTATGTAAGATGGGATGGCTTGGTATTTACAACTGGTGACTGCGTTTACACAGGGATAGACAAACTGATCGACATTAGAGAGGCGGCATAGAAATTTTTTTACCTAAAGAACTCGCAAATGAGTGTTTCACGTGAAACGCAGTTCGCAAATTTGAAAGGAGCGTATTTGTATGAAGGAAGTATTGAAGAAGTTAAGAGCTTTAGAGGCTGAAATGGAAGAAGCCGAGAACCAGTCAGAGTATTGGATGGAAGAAGAACACTTGGATATGGAAAAGTCAGACAACTACGAGGCTGAGGCAGACAGATTGTACCAGGAAGTGTATAAGATGCACAACCAGGTGGCAGATTTCATCGCAAACCTCACTTCCGGTCAGATTGACAAAGTGACGGCAATGTTGATGATGCGTCAGAGAAGATCAGACGTAGAGAGAATTTTAGAGATGGCGTAGGAGGACAACAGATATGATGAAATCAGAGTTTATCGAGAGAACAGGGTTTGAGCCGACTGAGGCAGAATACAGAGAAATTGAAGCAGAGTACATGGGATGCGACATCGACAAAGACGAGTTCTGCAAGACATGGAAAAAGCAAGGTGGCATTCAGAGACTGATGAGACTCCGTGCGAGAAGAATCGAGGAACTCGAGGCAGAGCTTGTAAAAGAGAAGAATGACTACGACAGAATGGATGCTCAGTATTGCACCAAGATTAATGAACTTAAAAAGCAGATTTCAGATGATGGACTGGCTCTTAATAGCATGAATGCTCAGATGGGATTGATGAGAAATAAGGCTGCGGGAGAAATTGAGGAATTACTCAAGAGAGCGACCGAGGCAGAAAGAAAACTGGCAATCCTCAAAGAGGCATTCGATATCATCACAGGAAAGGAGACGAAGTAATATGGCATTATTAGAGGTTAGGACAGAGTGGGCGGTTTACAAGAACTGCTTCCTGCAGGTGGCAAAATACCAGGCAGACAACAGTAGAGCAATCGAGATTTGGAACGAAGAGGACGGACCTATCGCACGTATCACGGTATGTATTACCGGAAGTATGCTGGCGGAGGATGAAGTGGTGCTTGATACAAATAATTGCCCTTGGGAGGTTGGATTTGTTGAGAGTAATGGCCTGGGCGAAGATACCGGCAGAACAGTAAGAAGCGGTTATTGCACGTACCCGGTAGTGAAACTGAATGTTGAGAAAATAGGCGAATATTTGGAGGTGGCGTAATGGAAAGAGTGTATTTCAGTATCAATGAGGCCGGAGCAAAGACGGCAAACGATATGATGTCATTCAGCGAGTATAAGACCGGGAGCAAGACTGCTGGTTACAAGGCACAGGTCGATAAGGCATACGAGCTGGCAGAGAAGGTAATCGAGGCAAGACCAACCGAAGAGGAAAGAGTGTCGAAGCTCTGCGAGAGATATTCGAGACGACTGGCTCAGAACATCAACAAGGATATTCAGATCGGCATGATGTGTCCGTCAGTAATGATTTCCGGAGCAGGAAACTTCCCAGTCAAAAAGAAGGAAAAGCAGGTAGCGGCATGGGATAAGAACCATGCGGACTATAAAGAGGTTGAGGCAATCCTTGGAAAGATTGAGGCAATTTTTTATGGCAAGGACGTTATCAAGTCTGATGACGAGAACGCAATCGAGAAGCTGCAGGATAAGGTTGACGGATTGAGAGAGGACCAGGAGAGAATGAAGCAGGCCAACAAAGCAATCCGTATGAAGGACAAAGAAAAAGGCGATGCAACGCTGCATGACATGGGATATACAGACGAACAGATCGCCCAGCTGAGAGAACCGGACTTCTGCGGAAGAATCGGTTTTCCGGACTATATGCTGGCGAACAACAACGCCAATATCCGAAGATTGGAAGGAAGAATCAAGAGCCTGCAGAAAACGAAGTCCCAGGGAACACGGGAGAGCGAGAATAAGTTTTTCAAGGTCAAGGAGAATGTGGAGGCTATGAGAATCCAGCTGTTCTTTGAAGGAAAGCCGGAACCGGAGGTAAGAGATATTCTGAAAAGCAATGGGTTCAGATGGGCACCGTCGGTAGGTGCATGGCAGAGACAGCTCAACAATAATGGAAAATATGCGGTAGAGAGAGTTATCAGAGAGCTGGAAGAAATGGAGGCGGCAGAGTGAACATGAAGTTAGAACCGAGAAAGGCTACAGATCGAGGTGGCTGGTTGTGTATGCCACTGGTAATAAACGGACCGGAGGGAAAACCTGGTTGGAAAAAGGTACGTTGCCCGGAATGCGGGACACTCTGCTGGCAGAGACCGGAGGACGCAGGAGTTGTTAAGGCATCACACCTTGACGGTGCGGTATGTACTAAGTGCGCATTAAGAAAGGCGGGTGATGTAGTGTGACATTACGAGAGGCAAGCAAAGGAGTAGTTAAATCCGGAGGAGGAACCTATAACATTGGCTTCAACGGTGGAGACGAGACGCAGTTTGACGCTCAGAACCTCAAAGAATTGCAGGAGTGCTGGTCGGAGTTCTGTAAGGATGAAAAAATCAGTCCTGGATGCGTTGATTACGTGGAAAGGGTGAGTTAGTGGAAATTCTGACAAGAGCCATAGCAAATGAATACAGAGACAGAGCGTTGCTCTTGCCGTCTAACGGACTGCAGGACATTGGAGAAAGAAGAAAGTTGCGGGAAGAACTGCAGGCCAGGTGCAATCTAACAGAGCTGCAGGCGGTGAATATCATAAATGGCTTTCATATCCCGGACTATGTGAGAATCGCAGAAGTGAGAGCAGCAAAGGAGGCAGAAGAACATGAGAATTGAGAAAGAAGGATTTGTGTTACACCTGGAAGGAACATGGTGTGAAATCTCAAATAAGTACGCTGTTTTGGAAAGCGGAGATGTAGCAGTAAATGAAGAGGACATTCCTGCAGGGTTTGCAGAAAAGAAACTGGATCGCTATATCGAAACGCACAAGATCAGAGGATATGGAAAGGTTGACGGATGCGTAAAGAGAGTTGCGTGCGACGAAAGAACGAAGGAGTACATTCAGTTGCAGGCAGTAAAGCTGGACGATGATACATACATGGTGCAGGAGTTTGATAATGAGCTGGTATTTATGGGCGAGTTATGGAGCGGATGCAAATATCCGGATGAAGTGCTTGACTGGATGAAGAGCAACTATGAGATTGAGAGCTGTCTGACCGCAGAGGTGTATCGTAGCAGTTTAGGAGATTGCACGAATAACGGCATATCTTCTTACGCAAGAGAATTGTATATCCTGGACGCACAGAAAGGTCCTTTTGAGCCGGACGACATCAGACAGTGCGTGTATATCGAAAAGCGCGAGATTATGGGACAGGAGTATGTTGACTGCAAGCCTGCATACTGCAGGAAGCGCTGGTATATGGCGGGCGGCAATATTCTTTACACATCGGACAGCAGATTCAAACAGATTACCGGGATCAGCTACCCGATAGCGATTCACGACAGATACGAAGGGAGGTAGGAGATATGGTAATTGTCGGGTATTATGCACATGGCAATAAGCATTATGTGGCTTTCAAGGATGAAGCAGATACGAAAGGCAGATTTATGATTACGGACGGATTCCACGACAGACCGGTTACGGAAAGAAACCAGGGAAAGTATGAAGGGTACGTGAAAATCGACAAAGCAGAGTGCAATATCAAGAAGATTATCGGCCGTATTCGTGGTACAAGACCGTGGCATCCGCTTCTGAGATTACTGCAGAAGGAAGCGGGGTAATTTTTTACCCTGGAAACTCGCAAATGTGAGTGTTAGGAAAAAGAAATTCGCAATAGTAGAACGCATGAGAATTAAATGGAGGTAGAGAAGATGAATGAAATCAGATTAAAGGCTTACGGATTTAGCATGGAGGCAGTAGGCAGTAAAAAGTTTATCGCACAGGAACGAGAGGCATTCTTGGATTTTACAGAAGAAAAGGTATCAAAAGCAGCAATGAAGTTATCCGGGAATGACGCTCGGGCAGAGGTTCATTCACAGGAAGTAAGAAACAGGGAAAACGCCGAACATGGCGAAGATTTGGTAACAATGACACATAAGACAACGCAGCCTATTTCGTTAGAATGGATACAGGAGGTTGTAAGACTTGGGCGTGCCAGGGATTATTTTTCAGAGGGCGACACGATCGATATTGAATTTGACGGAGAAGTTATCCAGCATGACATCATCGGAATTGACGCAGAGAAACTTGTAGACAAGAGCCTTGAACACAGTATCACAATTCAGATGCACGACCTTGTGATGGAGGAAAGACCGTTCGATACAACAGGCGATTATGGCAGTAATGTGTGGGAGACATCAGAATTGAGAAAGTACCTGCATAGTGAAGAATTTCGTGAGAGATACAAAAAGCTCATTCCTTACCTAACAAAGGTAGTGAAAGAGAATAACAGCGGAGATGATACAGAAGATCTGTTTTTCTTACTGTCGGCGGACGAAGTAGACCCAAAGAAAACGCCGTATAAGTATTACGAAGATGTTACTAACCGGCAGAAGAAAAATGCAGACGGAGAAACAGATTATCACCGCTTGCGCTCGGCTAATCGTGGCTATTCGTACTATACGTGGTGCGTGTACTCTAGCGGCGGCGTCGGCGACCACAACGCGGCCTGGGCCAATCGCTGCGCCCCGGCTTGTACCATTGCATAATCATATAATCCCGGCACCCGCGGATGCCGGGAAGAAAAAGGAGAGAAAAGAACATGGCAGAAATACAGAATATCAGCATTGAACTTGTAAAGGTCCACCCAAACAATGTGAGAAAAACGTATAACGATATTGAGGAACTTGCGGAGAGCATCAAAGCGAAGGGAATACTTCAAAATTTAACTGTTGTGCCCGACCCACAGGAACCTGGAAAGTATTTGACCGTAATCGGAAACAGAAGATTGACAGCAGCACGCATGGCGGGACTTGAAACTGTTCCCTGCATTGTTTCGGATATGGACGAAAAAGAGCAGACATCTGTAATGCTTTTGGAGAATATACAGAGAAGCGATCTGACCGTATATGAACAGGCACAGGGATTTCAGATGATGCTTGACCTGGGAGAAACAGAGGACACAATCGCTGAAAAGACCGGCTTTAGCAAGAAAACAGTCAGACATCGTTTGAATATCGCAAAGCTGGATTCCAAGACGCTGATGGAGAAAGAGAGACAGGATGGATACCAGCTGTCGCTTACGGATTTGTACGAACTGGAAAAGATCAAGGACGTAAAGACAAGGGACAAGATTTTGAAGGATTCCACAGATTCGAGAGATTTGGCAAGAAGAGCAATCAATGCTCAGAAGGAGCAGAAACGCCAGGAAAACATGAAGTTGTACGTGGCAATGATGAAGAAACTGGGATTAAAGAAAGCTCCGAAGGAAGCGGACAGTGAGTTTTACACAGATAAGTGGGAACGCATGAAGGACTACAGCCTCGACAAGGAGCCGCCTAAGACGATGAAGTTCGAGGATAATGGTGAGCCGATGTTTTACCTGGAAAGATATGGGACATTGTACGTGATCCGCAAGAAAAAGAAGGAAAAGAAGGCACTTACACCGGCACAGGAAGCGGAAAGACAGAATAAGCGCAACAAGAAGCAGATTAAGGCAATTCTTAAAGAAGCAGCCAACACGAGAAAGGCGTTCATCGAAGGTATTTTATCCGGCAGAATTAAGAAGGTTACGAACGAAGAAAAGGTTGTTGCAGAACTTTTCGAGCAGATGATGAGTTGGGAGACATTCACAGGTCATAACACATTGAAGGAGTTTTTCTTGGGAGACAAGTGCTACAACGCTCAGAAAGAAGATGTAGAAGCCGCAGAGAAAAAAATGGAAGGACTCAGCGTACTTCACAAACTGCTTTGTATGGTATCGGCAATGGTTGCGGATGCAGACCTGGTAGATTGGAATTACACATACAGCACCGGGAAAGGTGAGAAGACAAAAGCATTTTATAAGGTCCTGGAATTATACGGTTTCCAGTACCCAAACGATGAAGAGAAGGGCGTGGTTGAAGGAACCAGTGATTTATATGTAAAGAAAGAAGGTGCAAAGTAGTATGAAGAGAGGACAGATTTACTATGTCAGAAGCAATTACAGAGAAGAAGGAAGTGAACAGCGGGGGGGCGCCCAGCAGTTATAGTATCAAACGATAAGAATAATGCAAAAAGCAACACGGTCGAAGTGGTATATATGACGACTAAACCAAAGACTGACCTTCCGACCCATGTATATATTGAGTCAGCACTTAGACCGTCAACGCTCCTGTGTGAGCAGATTTCCACAGTTTCGGAGGAAAGAATAGGAGAATGGATTGGAGAACTGACAGACGATGAAGTGAAGGAGTTGGATGTCGCATTGGCAATTTCACTTGGAATGAAGTGCAGGCCGGGGCAGGCGGACGCAGATACATTGGAGCGGTTGAACAATCTGCAGATGGAACTGGAAAGAACCAAGACAGAACTGAAAGAAGCGAAGAGCGGACCGGACTATAAGATGATGTACGATCAGCTGATAGAGAAGATGTTGAGCAGGAGGTAGAGAATGCAGAACAGACCCGAAGTAACGGCAATGCTGTCGCTGTCAATCCAGCGACACATCTGCCCAAACAGTGATCCGAGAATTTACTGGGCCAGGGAAGTGACATTTGATTATGCCACCACAAATGCGGTGCGTGTGGATTTTATGAAGTTTAAGCCGGTAAACAATACGGTGTCCGGTATCGAGAAGGGAGATTTCTACTGCTACGAGGTTAAGTCCTCGGTAGATGATTTCCATTCAAAGAACGGTCACAACTTCCTGGGCGACTACAACTACTACGTGATGCCGGAAGAGGTGTACGAGCAGGTAAAGAAAGAAATTCCGTACCAGGTTGGTGTATATGTTCCGGATGGAATGAATTACCGGGGCGAGTGGTATGGTCTCAAAGCAATTAAGAAAGCAAAGAGGAAAGACAGGAGCAGACCGGTATCAGAAATGCTGTTGATGATGTTCCGGTCTGCAGCAAGAGACAGGAGGTAATTAGAAAAT